TCGCATTGTTCGAGTTTTCTGTGTCCCCCACAACTCAAACAATGCGAGGATATACGACCCGGCTACCAACGCGGTCACGACTCCTGCAGGCACATATCCGGGGGGGGCTGCGTTTGCTGGAGGGGTTCTTTTGCCAGACGGCCGTGTTTTCTGTGTCCCCCACAACTCAAACAATGCGAGGATATACGACCCGGCTACCAACACGCTTACAGCTCCAGCAGGAACGTATCCGGTGGGGGGTGCGTTTTTTGGAGGGGTGCTTTTGCCAGACGGCCGAGTTTTCTGTGTCCCCTACAACTCAACCAGTGCGAGGATATACGATCCGGCTACCAACGCGGTCACGACTCCTGCAGGCACATATCCGGGGGGGGGTGCGTTTTATGGAGGGGTGCTTTTGCCAGACGGCCGTGTTTTCTGTGTCCCCTCCAACTCAACTAGCGCGAGGATCTTTTCCGGGGATTTCTCCTCTGCAAATTTTAATTTCGACCCGACCACACTCCGCAGCGCTTACCTCAATAAATTATAAATATGTTCGAGCACACCATCACCATAAACAACGGCGTCACCACCTACGGCGAATGGGCCAGCGAGGCTGATTTCCGCGCAGCCACGCCGCCACTCCGCACATGGACAGAGGGCGAGCCGCTCACCCCAGAAATCCCACCGCAACCCGCCGAAGGTGGGCCTTGGAAGCTCGAATGGGTTCCATCCAACTCCTAACCAACCACGACCATGGCCAACGAACTCAACATCGCCCTCGCAAAATCCGGTCTCACCGTCACCGCTCAACGCTACCAATCCGGCGCTGCCGTAGGCGCTGCCATCTCCTGCCCCGAAACGGGAAGCACCGGATTCTACTCTGGCAACATGACCGGCGCGGCTGGCACATACCAACTGGCATTCCGCGCCGCCGGAGCCAATGTCGGCAGCGGCAGCATCGTTTGGAACGGCAACACCGAAGTTCCAGCAAGCACATTCAACGCTGCGTCGGATGCAGTGGCTAATGTGACACTCTGCGCCACCACGACAACTCTCACCAACGCGCCGACCGTGCCGACGCCAAGCCAGATCGCCGCTGAGGTCTGGGCCAAGCCGACCACCGAGCTGACGATCACCGGCAGCATCGGCGAACGCGCAAAAAATCAAAGCACGGTCAGCACTACCGGCGCTCAACTCGCAGCAGCCCTCTCATAGTTGGTTCATAGGTTATCCCGGCGTGGGGCAAAACCCACGCCGGTTTTTTTTGCCTCCGTGGCCTCTGTGTCCTCCGTGGTTAAACCTCCACGGAACGCCCCGCAGAAGACAGCCCGCCCCGCGCTGGCAAAATTCGCGCACATGAAAAAGCCAGCCGCCGCCGATTTTTACAGCGCACCGATGCGCCGAGTCATGACCATCGGCACGATCAGCGCCGAGTCGCGCACCATCGAGCTGGCCTTTTCCAGCAACGCCGAGATCGAACGCTGGCCCGGCATGGTCGAAGTCCTGGATCACTCTGCCGATGCCTGCGACCTATCGCGGCTCAACGACCGCGCAAATCTTTTGTTCAACCATGACGCATCCGAAGTCCTCGGAGTCGTCGAGACCGCCCGCATTGACGCTGACGGGATGGGCCGAGCGTTGGTTCGCTTTGGCAAATCTGAACGCGCCGAGGAAGCATGGCGTGAGGTTGAGGACGGAATCCTCACGAAGGTCTCAGTCGGCTACCGCATCCGCGAAGTCAAGTTGACCGAAGAACGAGAGGGAATGGATGTCTACACCGTGACCCGGTGGGAACCCTACGAAATCTCCCTCGTAACAATACCCGCCGACCCATCGGTCGGAGTGGGGCGCAGCCTTAACAACCCGCCAGCGCCAATCGGCAACGGCAAAAATCAACCAAATCCCATGCTCATAAACACACCTACACCCGCGCCACAAGCGCCCGCACCGGCGGCCCCGGAGATCAACATCGTCGCCGAGCGCAATGCCGCTGTGAAAGGCGAGCAAGACCGCACCCGCTCGATCCTCGAAGCAGGCGACAAATACGGCATGCCAGCACTCGCCGCACAGATCGTGCGTGACGGTGGCAACCTGGTCGACTTCCAAGCCGCCGCTCTTGCCGAGAAAGACAAGCGCAGCGCCCAAGTCCGCGAAGCCTCCTCGCCCATCGGCCTGAACGAACGCGAAGCATCGAGCTTCTCGATTGTAAATCTCATCCGTGCCTTGTCAGCCGATCCGACCGACAAGAAAGCCCGTGAAGATGCACGCTTCGAGTTGGAAGCCTGCGCAGCTGCATCCTCTCAAGTCTCTCACCGCTCACTCAAGGGAACCATGATCCCTGTAGATGTGCTCATGGCACCCTTCGCACTGCGAGGCACAAATACCGTGTCGATCAAATCCGGCACTGGATACACTGGCACGGGCGGGAACACCGTCCAAACCAACCTCCTTGCCGCTTCGTTCATCGATGTCCTGCGCAACAAAGCAGTCATCATGAATCTCTGCACTGAGCTTTCGGGGCTGGATGGAAATGTCGATATTCCAAAACAGACAACCTTTGGAACTGGAACATGGATCGGTGAAGACGAAGACGCCGGAAAATCGGATATCGATTTCGGCCTCGTCGGTCTCCGCCCACGCACGGTTTCAGCTGAAGGCGGAATTACCCGCCGCATGTTGAAACAGCCTTCGCTGTCCGTGGAAGCCTTGCTTCGCAATGATATCGCCAAAGCACTTGCTTTGACAATCGACTTAGCAGCGTTCTACGGAACAGGCTCCAATAATCAACCCGTCGGAATCAAAGCCGCTCCCGGAGTGCTCTCCAAGAGCTTCGTTGCGGTCCAGCCTACATTCCAAGAGTTGGTGGACATGGAAACTCTCGTTTCTGCTCAAAACGCCGATGTGGACAGCATGGCTTTCATCGCCAATCCAACCACTCGCGGCATGGCCAAGACATCGCTCAAATTCCCAACCGGCTCCACCAACGGCGGAACCATCTGGGAAAATGGCACGATGAACGGATACCGCACCGAGATCACCAACCAGATCACCTCTGGCGATGTGTTCTTTGGCAACTTCGCTGATTTCATCGTTGGCCTCTGGGGTGGCCTCGAAATCACCGTGGACCCATACAGCAACAGCAGCAAGGGACGCATTAAAATCGTCTGCATGCAGGATGTGGATTTCACCATCCGCCGCGCACAGAGCTTCGTTTACGGCAAAAAGCCCTAAACGATAACTGACAACTCAACCGCCTCCTCCGTGTGCATTCGCGGAGGAGGCTTTTGTTAGGAACCGCAGATTATGGAACCTCAAAAAATCACCCTTCTTCAAGAACTCATGATTGGTGGAGAACGCTGCTTGGTCGGCAGTGATGTCGAAGTCTCGCGCGCTTTAGCCCGCGAGCTTGTATCATACGGCCTCGCCAAGCCATTCATCGAAACAGCCGCCGAGCCTAAGAAGAAAAAATGAGCCTCGACGAAAAGGACGGACGCCCCGCCGTGAGGCTGAACCTCGCCGAAGCCATCGCCGCTCTGGCCCTCGTGGCAACGGTCTTCTCTTCGCTCAACGGCTGGATCGTGCTGCCCGAACAAATGCGCCAAGTCAGAAATGAAAACGAACGCCAAGACATCCGCCTCCAAGCCATCGAACGCCTCGCCAGCGAGCGAAGCGAAACCCTCGCCCGCATCGATGAAAGAACCAAGCGCATCGAGGAAAGCCTCAAAGCCAAATGAAGCGCCTGCTGGCACTCGTGCCGCTCCTGCTCCTGCCCGCCTGCGTCAGCGTCCCGCTGCCGCCAAGCGGAGACAAGATCGGAAGCCTCGGGCGCGTGGAGGTCGGAATCCGCTATTTCCCACCAGTCAAAATCGACTGGTTCAACCCGCAAATCCCCAGCCTCAAAAACAAATGAAAGCACTCGATTACATCCTCACCCGCCTCGCAGAGGCTTCCACATGGCGCGGCCTCGTCTTCGTCGCTTCCGCTGCCGGAATCGCGCTCGACCCCGACAAAGCCAACGCCATCGCAGCTGCAGGCATGGCCCTCGTAGGAGCCATCAACATTTTTCGCAAAGAGAAAAAATGATTCACTGAAATGCTTCACCGACTCCTCGCCATCGCCCAAGCCGAGATCGGAATCCGCGAAGAAGGCGGCAACAATCGCGGCCAGCGGATACGCGACTACCAACGCGCCACCGACCTGCCACCCGGCCCGTGGCCTTGGTGCGCCGCTTTCGTTTCGTTTTGCGTGCAGGAATGGCTCAAAGAAAACAATGTTCCTGAGTGGCTGCGCCTCACTCGCTCGCCCGCCCAATGGCAGCCGCGCACCGCGCTGGCCTACGGATTCCGCCAATGGGCAAAAGATCGCCCTCGCACCACGAGCATCTACACCGACCAAGACGCCGCACAGCCGGGCGACATCGTGACCTTCGATTTCTCGCATGTCGGCATCGTTCTTGAAGACGATGGAAAGAACCTCGTCACCGTCGAAGGGAACACCAACTTTTCTGGCACACGCGACTCAGAGGCAGGCGATGGAGTCTGGCGCAAAATCCGGCCAAAATCCCTCGCTCGAAACTTCATCCGCATCCACCCCGCCCGATGACCTACGGCAACCTCGATGTTTTTTTCTCGGGTCTCGACAACACCGAGATTCTGTTTGCCCTGCCCACAGGCACCAAGATCGTGCGTGGCTATTTCGACAACGCCTTTTTCGACAGCGCCGTGGGCGAGGTAGTCCTCGACAGCACACAGCCTCGCTTCCAGTGCAAGGAATCGGATGTCGCAGGCATCCCCCGCGAAACCGCCTGCAAGGTGGAAGGAAAAAATTACACCGTCATGGAAGTCCAACCAGACGGCACCGGCCTCGCCACCGTCACCCTCGCGCATGAGTGACATGATTTTCATCAACGCCAAGGGACTCGACCGCATCGGGCGCGACCTTGGGGCAACGCAAAAACAGATCGAGCCAGCCATGCGCAGCGTCGTCTCTCGCGTCACCCGCTGGGCAGGAAACGAAGCAGCCCGACGCATCAGCAAGGCCACCAAAGTCACGGGCAAAGTCATCAAAGGCCGCATGCGCGTCGAAGTCATGGGAAAAGATGGCGTCCTCGGGCGTGTGTGGGCTGGCCTGCGCAACATTCCGCTGAAGGCAATGAAGCCCCGCCAAACAAAAAGCGGAGTCACCGCAGGCCCCGCCAAAAGACCCGGTGCCTTCATCTCCAAAAAAATGGGCGGGCATGTCTTCGAGCGGGTCGGAAAAAAACGCCTGCCCATCAAAAAATCCGAAGGCGTCAACATCCTCGACCCCGGAATGGATGCCATGGGCAGTCTGGAAAACGAAATCGGCGAACGCCTGCAACGCGAATTTGAATCCCAACTAAAATGGCAACTCAGCAAATAGACCTCGCCGTTCTCCACACCAAGATCGCCGAGAAGATCAACGCCAAGTTCGGCGCATCGGTCAAAACCATCGCCGCATATTCACGATTCAACGACAAGATCGAGGTGCCTGCCATCACTTTCGAGTTGGACACCATCGAGCCATCCGACCCCGCAGACATCGGCACGCAGCAACTCCAGGTCGACATCCGCTTTTCTGCATCGCTCATCTACTCCTACAAACAAGGCAACAAATTCGCCGTGCGCCTCATGGCCACAAACTTCGCCTCATTCCTGCAAGGCCAGCGGTTCGGAATGCCCGTCACGCCCGCCCGATTCATCGCCGCCACCCCGCAAGAGTTCGACGCCGAAAATCCCGAATATGAAACATGGCGCGTCGAATGGGAGCATACCTGCCTCCTCGGCGAAACCGCATGGCCAGAAGGTGGAGCACTGCCCACGGACATCCGCGCTTCATGGGTGCCCAAGATCGGCATCCCCCACGAGCCGGACTATGTGCCGATACAAGACATCCTTGCCACATGAGCAACGCCCGCCTCGGAGAGCTTGAGCGTCGTCTCAGCAACACCATCCGACCCGGCACGGTCTTAGAGGCCGACTACGCCAAGGCCCGGATCCGTGTCACGATGGGAGAAAACACCAGCGCATGGCTCCCGTGGCTCACCAGCCGCGCCGGTGAAGACCGCACATGGCACGCCCCCGAAGTCGGCGAGCAAGTCATCGTCATTGCCCCCGGCGGCGAACTCTCCGCCGGCTATGTCATGCCAGGAGGCGTGTATAAAAACGACTACCCCGCCAACGCCGACAAAGCCGAGATCAGCCGGACCACCTACAAAGACGGGGCCGTCATCGAATACGACCGAGAAGCCCACGCACACCGCATCCAACTCCCCGAAGGAAAAGCCATCGTCAAAGTCGGAGACGATGCCCAGACAGAGATAACGCCCGACAAGATCACGGCAAAAGTGGGATCGGACGCAAAGACCGAAATCACCGCCAGCAAGATCACCCACACCCTCGGCAGCAGCAGCAAAATCGAAGTCACATCCGGCAGCGTGAAAATCACAGTCGGCGGAACCTCCCTCGAAATCTCCAGCAGCGGAATCACGATCAACGGCAACATCACGCAAACCGGAAACTACGACCAGACGGGTCTGATGAAATCCAACGGCATAACGCTCTCGACGCACACGCACGGCGGCGTCATGCCCGGCACAAGCATCACAGCAGTCCCCAATCCATAACCTCCTCCGTGTTCTCCGTGGCGGGAAGTCCCCGCAGAAGACACCCCCCAGCGCCGCCATAAAATCCTGCGTCATGCACAGCAATCAATCTGACATACGGAGGTCTGAGCCAGTAAAATGAGCCGCTCGATTTACCAATATCTGTCAGACCAAGACGGCCTCTTTTGGTATTACGGGCAGGCTCCAGACGCCGCCGCCGTCACGGATTTACTCTGGAATATCCTGCGGCACGAATACAGCTCGTCCGGCGAGCTTGTCGAGACCCGCGTCGCTCTTAACACCTCGTGGGAGCAACGCACAAACGCCGATTACCAAATCCCTTCGACGGAAACGGAGCCAATCGCCCCCGACCTCTCGATGCGAGGCATGAGCAGCGAGACCGGCAAGGCGCTTTCCGGGCTGAACCATTTAAAGCAGTCAATTCGGGACATCTTAACGACCCCGCTCGGATCTCGCGTCATGCTCCGAGACTACGGCTCACGCCTGTTTGACCTCGTGGACGCCCCCATAAATCGCGGAACCATCGTGGAAATCTATGTCGCAACCATCGAGGCCATTCGCAAATGGGAGCCTCGCGTTGAGATCACGCGCGTCATCGCTCAGGCCATCGAACCCGGAAAGATCACAATCGGCCTCGAGGGGGTCTATCTCCCGACCGGAACGCCTCTCACTCTGGACGGCATGGTTGTATGAGCTACACGCCAATCGATCTTTCAAGTTTGCCAGCGCCGAAAGTGATCGAAGGCCTGCACTACGTCGCAATTTTGCAGGAAATGGTGGACGACCTCAAAGCCCGCAATCCCGCATTCACGGCCATCGTGGAAAGCGACCCCGCCTTTAAAATTCTGGAAGTTTGCGCCTACCGCGAAATGCTCATCCGGCAGCGCGTCAACGATGCCGCCCGTGGCGTCATGCTCGCCTACGCGACCGGCAGCGACCTCGACCAACTCGGAGCGCTCTTCGGCACAACCCGCAAAGTTCTCGTTCCAGCCGCCCCGACTGCGATCCCGCCGCGCTTGGCCGTCATGGAAACGGACACCGATTTCCGCTATCGCGTCACACTCGCCCTTGAGGGCTTGAGCACCGCCGGCCCGGAAGGAAGCTATCTTTACCACGCGCTCAAAGTGGCTGGAGTCAAACACGCGACTATCGTCGGCCCTCCTACCGTCTCCCCCGGCAATGTCCTCGTGACCGTCCTCGGCCTCACAGGTAACGGCGCACCCTCGGCAACCGTTGTCAGCAATGTATCACTGGCACTCAACGCCGAAAGCGTCCGCCCGCTAACCGATGCCGTGACCGTGCAAGGCGCATCGATCCAGAACTACACGATCACCGCGACCATTTTCACTTTCCCCGGCCCTGACTCGTCAGTGGTCATGGCCGAAGCCCAAGCCAGCGCCCAAGAATTCGCAACGCAGAATCACAAAGTCGGCAACGACATCAACATCTCCGCGATCTACGCAGCACTGCATGTGGACGGCGTGCAAAAAGTCAACCTTGCCGCCCCCACGGCCAACATCGTCTGCGACCACACGCAAGCCCCCTTCTGCACCGCGATCAATCTGACATACGGAGGCTTGAGCCAGTAAAATGAGCCGCTCGATTTACCAATATCTGTCAGACCAAGACGGCCTCTTTTGGTATTACGGGCAGGCTCCAGACGCCGCCGCCGTCACGGATTTACTCTGGAATATCCTGCGGCACGAATACAGCTCGTCCGGCGAGCTTGTCGAGACCCGCGTCGCTCTCAACACCTCGTGGGAGCAACGCACAAACGCCGATTACCAAATCCCTTCGACGGAAACGGAGCCAATCGCCCCCGACCTCTCGCTGCGCGACCTGCTTCCTTCCAACGCGACAGCGCCAGAGCGATCCCTTTCTCTCGCCACCGCCCGCCTCGGCTCAATCGACACCCCCATCCGCTCACTCTGGAATCCCGACACCTGCCCGGAGGAGCTCCTGCCATGGTTAGCCTGGGCGACATCCGTCGACGAGTGGGATGCCAACTGGACGACCGCAACCAAGCGAAATGTCATCAAGAACTCTGCCGAGATTCACCGCAAAAAAGGCACCGTCGCCGCTGTCAAAACACTCCTCGACTCATTCGGCATCGCGCTGCAACTCAGCGAGTGGTGGCAGACCACGCCAAAAGGCACCCCCCACACTTTCGGCATCGCCCTCGGCTGGCTCCAAACCCCCGCCGAAGTGCAGGACTCGATCAGCAAAGCAGTCTCTGCCGTCAAACCCGTGCGCAGTTCGTTCACCCTATCAGCCCTCGAATCCTTCGTCGGCAGCGTGAACATCGTCGGCATCTGCCGCCCCGCCACATTCAACCGCCTCGATTGCGCAGCCACCTACTAACCCATCATGGCCCTTCAATTCATCATCACCGACGCAGGCCGCGCCGCCATCGCCCAAGTTGGCGGGGCCATCGGCCCTGTAACACTCACAAAAATCGCCATCGGCAGCGCAGGCTACACGCCCACAGCCAGCCGCACATCGCTTCAAACAGAGATCAAACGGTTCGATCCAAGCGGAAGCAGCGTGCCAGTGCCGGGAACGATCCACATGACCGCGCAGGACGATTCCGCAGACTCCTACTCGGTCAAAGAAATCGGCCTTTACACAAACAACAATGTCCTGTTCGCCATCTGCTCGCAACCAGGCGTGATCCTCACCAAAGGGAGCACGGCATCGGCACTCTTCGCACTGGATTTTGTGATGACCAATGTGCCAGCGGGAACGGTTGTCGTCGGAGACGCAGGATTTTCCTACGCACAAGCCAACGAAACCCGTCTCGGCGTGCTTGCCATCGCTACCACAGCGGAGGCGCAGGCAGGAACAATAGACACCAAAATCATCACGCCGCTCAAGCTGGCGCAGGTCACCGCCACAGAATCCCGCCGTGGCGTCATCGCGCTGGCAACAACAGCCGAGGCGCAAGCTCTCGCGCCCGACGCAACCAAGGCGCTCACCGTTGCCCGGCTCGTGGATCGAACGGCGACAACTGGTCGCGCTGGGGTGGTCGCGCTGGCAAGCAACGCCGAAACCCAGACAGGAACGGACGCAAACAAAGCGGTCACTCCTGCATCATTGGCTAGTCGCACGGCCACAGACGCACGGGCAGGAATCGTGGAGTTAGCAACAAACGCCGAGACGCAGGCGGGAACAATTACAACTCTGGCCGTGACACCCGCTGGCCTCGCAAGTCGCATAGCAAGCACTGGACAAGCTGGGCTTGTAGCGCTCGCAACAATCGATCAAACGCAAACTGGAACGGACACCGGGCGCGCAGTGACCCCCGCAGGCCTCGCCAGTCGCACCGCCACAGACACACGCGCTGGCATTGTGGAGCTGGCGACAAATGTTGAAACCCAGACAGGAACGGACACAGCCCGTGCAGTCACTCCTGCCGGCCTCGCCAGCGCAGCCGCTCTCTTTGTCCCTCCCGGCGCAGTCCTGCCATTTGCCATGAATGTCGTGCCATCGGGCTGGCTCGCTGCAAATGGCGCGGCGGTTTCAAGGGCATTATACCCCGCACTTTTTGCCGCCATCGGCACGCTCTACGGAGTCGGAGACGGCAGCACAACCTTCAATGTGCCAGACCTGCGCGGATACTTCGTGCGTGGCAGTGGGACAAATGCGGACGGCACGGCAGCGGGAACGTTTGGAACGAAGCAGGCGGACGATTTTAAGAGTCACAAACACCCTGCAACAAACTCGTCCGATGGCGAGCATAAGCATACTTACAACTCCCACTCCGCAACCTTTAATTTGCAGGGCGGAAGCTCTGGCGGCGCTGTGCAGAACATTATGCGTAACCCTGACTCAAACGGGCAAACTAGCACCGTTGGAAACCACAGCCACACAATTACCATGACAGAAACAGGCGGCACCGAAACCCGCCCCAAAAACATCGCCCTCCTCTACTGCATCAAATTCTAAGGAAGTCCCCGCAGAAGACACCGCAACACGATCCCCGCACACTCTCACCCGCAACCGCAAACCACTAAATCACCATGTCAAATTTTCTCCACGGCGTCGAAGTCCAAGAAATCACAGGCGGGCCGCGCCCGATCAAAACCGTTTCCTCAAGCGTCATCGGCCTCGTAGGCACAGGCGCGACACACGTTGATTTCCCGCTGAATACGCCCGTCCTCGTCACCTCGCCCACGGGAGTCTCAACCAAGCTCGGCGCGACCAGCTACCTCGGCAAGGCCATTGAGGCCATCTACGCACAGACCGGCGCGGTTGTCGTCGTCGTTCGCGTTGCAGCGGCAGCGGATGTCGCTGGCAGCTCCAGTCTGCTCACAGGCGTCCACGCCCTGCGCAAAGCGCAGGCAGAACTCAATGTCACGCCTCGCCTCATCGTTGCTGAAGGCGCTTACGAAACGACCACGATTGACGATGTAAAACTCGTCGCCTCCGCTCTCCGTGCGGTTGCCATCGCTGGACTCGTTTCAAGCGTTGCCGCAATCGACACCGCCACCGAAGCCTCCGCATGGGTCACAGCAAACGGCAACGACCGCATCTATGGCATCTGGCCAGCCGTCAACGGCGGCGGAGACCCCGCGCCATATGTGGCAGGCGTCATGGCTCGCATCGATAACGAGCGTGGCTTTTGGTGGTCACCCTCCAACAACGAAGTTTCCGGCATCGAGAAGATCGACAAAGCCGTTGATTTCGTCCTCGGTGACACCTCCTCGCTGGCCAATGTGCTCAACCTCGGCAATGTCGCCACCTTCATCCGCAGCGGTGGCTTCCGCCTCTGGGGCAACCAGACCGGATCGACCGATGCAAAATACCAATTCGTCAATGTTCGCCGCACAGCCGACCTCATTTTCGACAGCCTGCAACGCGCCCACCTCTGGGCAGTGGATCGCCTCATCTCGAAAACATACCTCGAAGATGTCACCGAGTCCGTCAACGCCTACCTCGCGAGCCTCAAAAACCAAGGCGCAATCCTCGGCGGCAAATGCTGGGCAGACCCAGATTTAAACACCCCGGCAAACATCCAACTCGGAAAGGTGTTTTTCAACTTCGACTTCACACCGCCTTACCCAGCCGAGCACATCACTTTCCGAGGCGAACTGACCAACGAATACCTCAAAGAAATCCTCAACTAAAAAAAGACCATGGCAACCGCATCGAACATCCTCAAAAACTTCAACCTCTACGTTGACGGGCGCGGCTTCGCAGGCGTCGTCGACGAGCTGCAACTTCCGACCCTCGGCCTCGTAGTCGAAGATTTCCGCGCTGGCGGAATGGACGCAAGCGTGGCCGTGGAAATGGGCCAGGAGAAACTGGAAGCCTCCTTCGTGCTCTCAGGCTACGAGGAAAATGTCCTCAACCTCTGGGGCATGGGACAAGGCCAGACCGTGCCACTCGTGGCCCGTGGCGCTCTCGAAAGCCTCGACGGCTCAGTGACGCCCGTGGTCGTTTACATGAACGGCACAATCCGCACGATGGAACCCGGCGCGTGGAAGGCTGGCGAGAAATCAACCATCAGTTTCACGATGGACCTTCGCAGCTACAAATACACCCAAGCAGGCCGGACCATCAACGACATCGATGTTCCAAACATGGTTCGCATCGTGAACGGCACAGACCGCCTCGCAGCCCAGCGCAACGCCATCGGCATCTAATCCAGCGCAAAAATGGCGAGCAAAAAATCCACCGTCGAAATCGAACTCGATTTCCCGATCAAAATTGAAGGCATCGAATGCCGGCGCCTCACCCTCCGCAGGCCGAAGGTTGGCGACATGCTGGCGGCTGAAGAAGGAAGCAAAGGACAGAGTGAACAAGAGACAGAGATTCTCGCCTTCGCCAACCTCTGCATGGTGACTCCGGTCGAAATCCGCGACCTCGACCTCGGCGATTACAAGAAGCTGCAGAAAGCCTTTTCCGGTTTTTTAGGCTGACGCGGGAGGACGCCATGCGCGGCACTCTCGCACTGGCCAGTCACACCGGATGGAGCCTCGCAGAGATCAGCGCAATGACCGCCGAGGAGCTTGTGGACTGGTGCGGGAAACTTCCTAAATAATCATGGCCACCGAGAAAAAATTCAAAGCGACAATCGAGATCGGCGGGGCCGTTGCTGGCTCGCTGAAATCGTCGTTTGCCGCCGTAACGGGAAACACCAAGATTCTCGGATCGGCGCTCTCTAAGCTGACCTCCCAGCAAAAGAAGCTCGAAAGTTTCAACTCATCACAACTGCGAATCGGCGAGACGCAAAAAAAGCTGATGCAGGCGATGAAAGCTGGTGACACCTCCGGCGTGGAGCGCCTTCGCAAATCGCTCGATACGCAACGCCAATCGCTCGCAAAACTTGGCGAGGAACTCAAGAAGGCCAAGATCAACACAAATGACCTGTCCGGCGAAATGGAACGCCTCGGCAGGAAGGCGGACGCGACCAAAAAAGTCATGGACTCATGGGGCAAGATCAAACCCATCGGCGACAACTTTCAGACCGTCCTCAAGCGCACCGCAGGCGGATTCGTCGCCATCGGCGCAGCAGCCGCAGGAGCCAGTGCCGCCGTGTGGAAACTCGGAACGGGCTTTGGTAACTTCGCCGACTCCGCAGCCGAAGGAGCGGCAACACTCGGCACTGATGCAAACTTCCTCCTCTCCGTGCGCTACGCCGCGAGCCAAGTCGGAGCCTCCGCCGAAATGGCCGACAAGGCGCTTTCAGAAATGAACATCCGCCTTGTGGATGCTGGCGAGGACGGCAACAAGACCGGCGAGGCACTCAGCGAGCTTGGTCTAAACATCGGCAAGCTCCAAAAGATGGACCCCGCCTCGCAGTTTGCCACCATCTCGCAGGCGTTCAGCAAATACACTGGCAGCGTAAACAAAGCCAAAATCGCCACAGACATCTTCGGCAAGGCAGGGCGCAAAATCCCGAACCTCCTAAACCTCGGCAAGGAAGGACTGCAAGGATACGCGCAAGCCGCGCAAGATGCCGGATACCTCCTCAGCGATTCCGACATGCTCATGGGCGATGCGTTCGATGAGGCAATGGGCCAATTCAACCTCGCCCTGCAAGGCTCACAAAACATCATCGGGCGCGAACTCCTGCCCGTCCTGACCGAGCTGATGACATCGCTTGGTTCATTCATCCGCGAAAACGCCCCAAACATCAAAGCCGTGGCGCAAGAGTTTGGCGGCTGGCTCAAAACCAACGGCCCCATCATCGGCACACAGATCCGCGACATGGCAAAGAGCCTGGTCGAAATGGGCAAGGCCGCTTGGCCATTTATCGAGTCGGTGGGCGGCGTCAAAACCGTGCTAATAGGAATAGGAACGATTGCCTTCGCACCAGCAATCGCCGCAGTTGTCTCGCTTGGTGCATCCATCGTCACGGCCCTGATTTCAGTCGTTTCCCTCACAACCGGACTCTGGGGCATGGCCGCAGCCGCAGCAGGCGGAAGCGCAGCACTCCTGCCAATCATCGGCACGGTTGCCGTTGTCGCCGCTGGCGTGGTCGCCCTCGGCTTTGCGGTCAAGCATGTCTCTGACAACTGGGACACATGGGCATGGGCGCTAAACGAGGCATGGACAGCCACCACAGGCTTCATTTCAAACATGGGCAGCGCAATCGGTGAATGGGTCAACAATACCACCATGGCCATCGCGGACATGGGAACGAGCATCTACAACTCAATCGCAGGAGCCTTCGACCGGCTCACAGGCAAAATCGGTGCGTGGTTCTCCTGGGTTCGTGAAAAATTCGTTGGCCTCGGAAGCTCGATCAAAGGCGTCTTCACCGGCGGCGACGGCCCCGCACCGATTGACGGCGCACGCGCATCTGGTGGACCCGTGTCCGCTGGCAAAAACTACCTCGTCGGAGAGCGAGGCCCCGAAATCTTCTCGCCCTCCTCATCCGGGTCGATCATCCCCAACCACCGCGCAGGCGGGAGCGTGCGAAATGACAACCGCACGATCAACATCACCATCAACGCCAGCCCCGGCATGAACGAGCGCACGCTTGCCGACCTCGTTCTCGCCCGCCTCGATGGACGCCAAGCCGCCCTTGCTGGTGGCGCACTCTACGACTAACCATGGCCAACGACACCATGCTCGCCCTTGGCGCTTTCCGGTTCTCGATTTCGACTGCCGCATATCAGCAGTTGGAACGGCAAAGCTCCTACAAATGGGAAGAAGTCGAACGATTCGGACAAGCCCCGTTGATGCAATACTGCGGATACGACTCCGAAACCATCAGCCTGCAAGGAACGATCCTCCCCGAATACAAAGGCGGACTTGGCCAGATGTCGCAAATGCGCGTGCAAGCCTCCCTCGGAATCGCCCTGCCGCTCGTCACAGGAACGGGAAACTATTACGGCCTCTGGGTCGTCGAATCGATCAACGAGGCGCAGGAGGTTTTCTGGAGCAACGGAACGCCCCGCAAAATCGATTTTCAGATCAATTTGAAAAAATACGCCGAGGTAACGCTGAAGATCGGACCATTCAATGTCTCTGCCTCCGGGCTTTTAGGATCACTGCAATGAATGTCTACAAAACAAAGCAGGGTGACATGCTCGATGAGATTTGCCACCGGCATTACGGCAGCACCTACGGCCAACAGGTCGAAACCGTGCTCGAGGTCAACCGCTCTCTCCGCCTGGCTGAACAAGGCCCCTACCTCCCCGCTGGCATCCACATCGTCCTGCCCATCATCGAAGCGCCAAAAGCAAAAGAAACGGTCAGCCTTTTTTCGTAAGGGATGAAGCCAGATTTCCGCATCACCGGCACAGGCGGCGACCTCACGAAAACCTACGCCCAACGCCTCGCCTCGCTCACGATCACCGACAACTCGACCGAACAGGCCGACACGGTTTCCATCGAACTCTCCAATCACGACGCGAAGCTCCCGATTCCCTCCGAAGGCGAAATCCTGAGCATCGCCATAGGCTACGAGGGAAACACGGTGGACAAAGGCCAGTTCGTCATCGATCAGATCAGCCTTTCCGGGTTCCCCGAACGCATGAGCCTTTCAGGCAAAGCAGCCCCCTTCGCATCGGCGGGTGGATTCACGCCATTCCAAAGCCGAAAAACTCGCTCGTTCGATGACATCACCCTCGGTGCGCTCGTCACCAACATCGCCGCCGAGTGTGGTCTCATTCCCGGCATCGCTCCGCAATACTACACGGTGACGATTCCACACCTGGACCAAACGAACGAGTCGAACATGAACCTCCTCACGCGCCTCGCCCGCGATTACGAGGCGCTCATGAAACCCACCTTTGGCCGTCTCCTCTTCCTGCCGCGATCCACCGGCGCGAGCATCACCGGCGCAGCCCTACCCGGCCCGACGATCACCAAAAGGGAAGTAGCCAGCTACAGCGCCCAATTCAGCCAGCGCACCAAATACGGCAGCGCGACAACCCGCTGGCACGATCCCGAAACGGGCGAAACCAATGCATTCAAGCTCGACGGCGAAGGAAGCGGGGCCGACTACGAAGCCCCGAACCTCTACCCCGACGAAACCGCCGCCAAAAACGCCGCCAAATCCTTCCTCAGATCCAGCGAGCGAGGCAGCGAATCGATAACGCTCTCCATGAGCGGACGCCCGGACATAATAGCCGAGGGCTTGATAACCCTCTCAGGATTCCCCGACGCAATGAACAAAAGCTGGACGATAAAGACCGTGACTCACTCTCTCAGCCCATCCGGATTCACGACCAGCGTCCAAGCCGAAATCAAAGACCTGACACGGAGACCCTCATAAACACTCATTCTGCGGACGCCCGCAGAACCCCTTAAACACTACATCTGCGGGCTTCACAGAAAAATAATTCCAAACGCACCCGCTGAGCCAGTATTCATGCGGCTCTGCGGGCCACTCTGTTTTTGTTTTTGTGTCAACAATTATTTTTCAAGTCCCGTAAAATTATTTTTATTTTTTTTGAAAATAATTGTTGACGAGAAATCAAGATCGTGAGATAGTCATTCCAGATCGAAGCCACCACGGCGACGACGAAAACAAAAAAACCAACCAAACCAAGAAACGAAAATCAAAATATGAAAACCTACATCCTCCTAACCGGAGAGGGCTACGCCACAATTCAATTTACTCCAGACAATTGGCATACAACTCAATCCCTCGATGACCCCTCTCTTTACACATTTGAGGCCGATTCTTTGGAAGCAGCCATCGAAAGCTTCGGCGAATTTTTGGGCGGGATTAGTTACAGGCTGGGAGGCCGCGACTTCTTTCAAGACAAAAAAAACAATACTTTCACCGTGCTTGACCTTGCCAAAGAAATAGCACGAGAGGCTGAAGGAGAGGCAATCGGTTCGGAGGCTGAAGCTGACGAACCAGTAATCGCAACAATCGACCAAACACGCGCTGAATCCCTTAATTTTTATGTCCCGCCCATTTGCCAGGGACAAATGGTCGAGTATGCATACGCAGTTGATGGAGATAGAGCCGACCGAGGGTATAACGACTACATCATCCGACGCCGTCGCGAACACGGAGAGCCGGATATTTATGAGCGATTCATCGACCCCGAGCACGAAAAAGAAGGGCGGAATCTAGATTTTTGGGACCTTGAACCAGATTTAGGGGATTTAACAGACGAATGGACCGCATCTAGTTAGCCAAAAAACCAACCAAACCAACGCATAAAATGAAAATCACAATCCGCCACGACCAGAGCAGCATTGACCCATCCGCAACCTACAACGAGGAGCAATTCGTCCAGGTGAAAGAATCACTCGAACGCGAATACAGAAAAGCTATCCTCGCCGAATATCCTGACGCAGAGATTGAGTTTGAGGAATCGACAGATACTAAATCAATCGTTGTAAAAACCAGCGGCCTCGATGACCCCAGCGAGATTGAGGACAACATCCAGCGCATCACCGATAGCGTTTTCGAAACAGGTCTTTTTTGGCTATGAGCAAACCCAACACCCACGGCGGCCCGCGCAAAGGCGCGGGC